TAATAAAATGAAAAAAGTAGCAGAAACATACGCAATAATTAACATAGCAGATTTGCCAAATATTGACTTTTCACAAGTAGGCGAAACATCTAAAAACACTATTAGAAAATCTTTAGACGAATCACAGTTTGTTTTAAAGTGGAATGCAACACCAAGTTTCATAGCTGACTTGACTGTTATTCCAGTACAAATATTAACGCACTCAGAGGCAGTCGAATTAATGGCTACTGAAGCGTGGAGCGAACCTATAGAAATAGAATAATGAAACATACAAACATTCTTGCAGTATTATATTTTGTGAGTGGATACTTTGCTGCCTTGACAATGCTGTTCAATGAGCAATTATACGTACAAGGGCTTGGATGTTTTCTTGGAATTTATATAACTTACCTTTTGGTCGAACAAATAGAGTCATGAAAACACAGGTTATACTTTTAGCAACTAAATTACAAACTTATTCAATGCAAATTATGGCTATTGTTACATCATTCTTTTTACCTATTGTCGGGATCCTAATATTAATTGCAGCATCAGTTCTCCTAGATACTATCACAGGAATATGGAAAGCAAAGAAATTGAATCTCCCTATTACAAGCAGAAGGCTCTCTGCAATCATCTCAAAAATTTTACTCTATGAGGTTACAGTCATGCTGTTCTATCTGATTGATTATTTTTTAGTCAATGATATAGTACAGTCATTTTTCAGCATAGAGATGCTTACTACTAAAATATTATCGTTAACTTTAGTATCAATTGAAGTCATTAGTATTAACGAGAACTACCGGGCGGTAAAGCAAATCGACCTTTGGGCAGCTCTCAAAAACCTATTTGCAAGAGCTAAAGAAGTGACTCAGGAGTTTAAAAACATTAATGAGAAAGATAGATAAAATCATTGTCCATTGCACCGCTAGCCCCGAGGGAAGGCATCATGATGTCGAGGATATCAGGAGATGGCATTTGGCAAGAGGATTCAATGATATAGGCTATCATTTTTTAATACACTTGGACGGCACGATTGAGAAAGGACGTCATGTAAAGCTTGTCGGCGCTCATTGTGCCTATCAGAATAGAGGCAGCATCGGGATTGCCTATGTGGGAGGAATGAGTAAAGACATGAAAAGACCTAAAGATACAAGAACAAAGGAGCAGAAAGACTCATTGATTAAATTGATCCAGGACTTGATATATATACATAACCCAAACATGACAATACATGGTCATTCCGAATTCGCCAATAAGGCATGTCCGTGTTTCGATGTTTCTAAAGAATATGCGCATATATAGTTTATTTTTGATTATAGGGCTTTTTGGATGCTCTGCTAACTATCACTATAGGAAAGCAGTTAAAAAGGGCTTAGAACTCACGCAAACAAGCGACACGATAAGAATAGCCACATTAGATTCTATTCCTGTAATCAAACACGATACAATTGTGTATGAGCATTTTTATAGTCAGAAGGATACTGTGGTTTTTTATAAGAATGTTTATGTGCCAAAAACAAGATTAGAAACAAGGATTGAATACAAGCTCAAAAGGGATACTATCAGAATGATAACAAGAGTGGAAGTTCAAAAGGCAAAGGCAAGTAAAAAGCCTAACTATCTTTGGATGGTTATTGGGATCCTGTTTTTAGGTATTATTTTATTTGTGGCTGGAAAATTAGCAAACAAATATTTATGAGTAACAATAGGTATAGATTAAGCCCTGATGAGCAAAAGCTATTATTTGAATATAGAGGAATCAAAGATTCAGCCAAAGCTGCTGGGGTTGATGTTAAAGATGTCAAGCATGGATGGTTAAAAACCAAAAAAGCAAGTTTATTTTTCAACAATCCACAGTACAAAGCCAAGAATATCCAGGAGTTAGAGCAGCTCCAAAGGGAAATAGTCAAGGAATTAAAGGAATATGCACCCAAATATCCTGTATTAAAAAGAAATAAATTAAAGGATGGGCATCTTTTAGTAGTGGATCCAGCAGATATTCACATTGGAAAGCTATCAGAAGCCTTCCAAACAGGAGAGGATTACAATAGTCAGATTGCTGTACAGCGTGTTAGGGAGGGCGTACAAGGCATTTTAGACAAAGCTCAAGGGTTTCACATAGATAAAGTTTTATTCATTGGGGGAAATGATATTCTTCATATTGATACCCCAAAGAAAACAACCACAAAAGGCACAATTCAAGATACTGATGGGATGTGGTACAGCAATTTTCTCCTTGCAAAAAAGCTCTATGTTGAGATATTAGAGAAGCTGATTACAGTTGCTGATGTTCATTTTACTTTTAATCCATCTAATCATGACTATATGAGTGGATTCTTTTTGGCAGATGTCATCAAGACCTGGTTTATGAACAACAAGAATATCAGTTTTGATTGCAGTATATCTCACAGGAAAGGATATCAGTATGGATCCAATCTCATAGGCACTACTCATGGAGATGGTGCTAAAGTCCAGGACTTACCTTTGTTAATGGCTCAAGAATATCCTATTGAATGGAGCAAGACAAAGCATAGATATGTATATACCCATCATGTACATCATAAATCAAGCAAAGATTACATTGGAGTCACAGTTGAGAGCTTACGTTCCCCAACATCAACGGATTCTTGGCATCACATCAAAGGATATCAACATGCTCCCAAAGCTGTAGAGGGCTTTATTCATCACAAAGAGCACGGTCAAATAGCAAGGCTCACGCATATTTTTTAGTAAAAAGTTTGGAATTTATAATTTTTTTTATAGATTTGACTCATTACTAACAATTAACATCACATCATGAAAGACAATTTATCACGAGTTGAACTCGCTGAAATGCTCCTACAATTAGAGGAACAAAAGGAAAACAATCACAAACTTATTCAAATGCTTGAGGACTCCCTGAATGGAATGGGAGGAACTATGAGAGAGAATAGGGTAATATGGAAGCAAGAGATAGCTGAATTAAAAGAAGTTATGAGAGAGCAAGAGGAGATTAGAAAAAAATGCCTCATTGTTTATGTCCAAGAAACCTTATCTATGGAGGATGTCAAACAACAATTAAATAAATAGATTATGAAATACGAAATAATAGGATATTACCAAAATTGCAAAGCTGAAATTATTGACGAGGCTATGACTAGAGAATACGCATTACAATTGATGCGTAACTATAAACAAGCATTTGGAGATGGATGGCGAATAATTATTAAAAAAATAAAAAACAATTAAACTGTGAGTAAAGAGGACATTATAAAGAGAATGAATGATATCAATACATTCATGTCTACTGAGGACAATGAAACCTGTCTATCAGGAACTGATGAGCATGGAAAGGACTTTACTGTTTGGTTTAATACAATCGACCTATTGGAGTGGCTGAATATTGAACACATGAAACAACAAGCAAAGAGTTACATAACTAAATTATAAGAAAATGTCATATACTATCAATGTTGAGGACTGGGAAAATAAATGGAGAGGATCCTTTGATGTCCTGTTATATGCTCAAAGATTAGATAAAGAGAATAATGGGATGTATCTTTTTAAAATATCAAGTAACTATTTTAAGAACAGCAAGGAAATGTTTAATCCAAAAAAAAGAATTGATTATGTTGTTGCTCATGATAGAGATGAGGCTATCAAAACATGGGGGAAATGGAAGGGATTGATTAATAAAATTGAAAAAATCAACCCATGAGAAGAATAATTGAATATATTTATGCCATAATAATCTGCTGGATATATAAAGAGATGGAATAGTTTAATGAAATTATAATAAAAAAATGTATATTTGTGGCTATACAAAATGTTTATTGGTTTATTTAATACGATGCGTGAGTAGGGCAGCCACAGTCTGAAAGCGTATCGTTTTTTTTTACACAAAATTATGGCAAAAGACAAGAGAAGCTTTATACTTTACATGGATCAAAGAGGAATATTTGACAAATTAAATGATGAACAGGCTGGGAAATTAATTAAACACATCTATTCTTATTGTGCAGATGAGGATCCTGAGGCTGAATTTATCATTGATATTGCCTTTGAAGGTATCAAGCAGAGTCTTAAAAGAGATTTAAAGAAATACAATGTATATATTGACAAGCAAAGGGAGAATGGAAAGAAGGGAGGTAGACCAAAGAAAACCCAAAAAACCCAAGCCTTTTTAGAGAAACCCAAAAAAGCTGATAGTGTTAGTGTAAGTGTAAGTGAAAAGAATAAAGATATATATAGGAGCTTTGCTCATCTATATTTGTCAATTTCTAATTATCAGAAGTTAAACACCATTTATAGCAAGGAGCAGATTGATGAAACTTTGGATGCCATAGAGAACTTCAAACAAAACACTAAATACAAATCCCTATATTTGACTGCAAAGAATTGGCTCAAGAGATTGCCAAAAGATGAGAAGGAAGATAAACTAACAAAACAAGCAAAAGCATTAGGGTATGTTAAGTAAGGGACTACATTCAAAATATTTATTGGACTATAGATTCGGCAGAATCAAACAAGGATTAGAGATAGGATGCGACCTGGATCAATATATTGTGTACAAACAAAAGCAGCTAAATATCGTACTCGGACACGATAATGTCGGCAAGTCCTATTGGATCTTTTGGTATTTCCTTTGTGTAGCTTTAAGGCATAATAAGAAGTTTTGCCTATGGGCTGGAGAGAATCAATATGGTCAAATCATGAGAGACTTGATTCAGATGTATAAAGGCAAACCATTTCTTGAGCTTGAGGAGCAAGAGATTATAAATTGCTCTGCATTCCTGGAGCAGTATTTTGACTTCATAGATAACAGCAAACAATATACTCCTGAGCAGTTGCTCAAAGAGTTTGAGAAGTCAGATGCAGATGCTTTCCTCATAGACCCGTATACTGGACTGACAAGACAGTATGGATATGAAGGCAACTATGAATTCTTGAATATGGCAAGGCAGTTTGTCAATGAGAGTGGAAAGACAATCTACATAAGCACCCACCCAACAAGTGAGAGTGGGAGGCAAGGCAATTTGTTTCCAAAAGGACACATGTGGGAAGGGCATCTTAGACCGCCAATGGCTGCCTATGTTGAGGGAGGCAAAAGCTTTCTGAATCGGTGCGATGATTTCATTACGATTCACAGGCTTGTCAAACATGATACAATGAAATTTGTAACTTTGGTAAGCATAGACAAGATTAAAGATAGGGATACAGGAGGAGAGCAGACCATGCTTGACCAATATGTATTTTGTGATTTTAATTGGGGGAAAGGATTTGAGATATATGGTAAGGATCCATTGAGTGAATTAAGATGAAAACAGTAAACAGCTTAAGTGGTGGACAAACATCAAGTTATATTGCAGCAAATTACAAAGCCGATTATAATATTTTTGCATTGGTTAGGACATCAGATACTAATTGTTTATTTCCAGATAAAAAAATACGACAAGAAGTATCAGATAGGATAGGTACAGAATTTATCGGAACGCTTGAGGAGGATATGATTATTTATACAATGCTTGATTTGGAGCAATTTATAGGGCAAAAGATAGATTGGGTTAGTGGAAAAACATTTGATGAAATTATTGACAGGGGAGACAAAAGATATTTGCCTAATGTAACTCAAAGATTCTGCACCCAAATAATGAAATTAGAACCTATATTTGAATGGTGGCGAAACAATTTTAATGATCCTGTAAAAATGAGAATAGGTTTTAGGGCAAATGAACAAAGAAGGGCTAAAAATATGATTGAAAAAACAAATGAAAATGGCATTTTAGAAATGAAAGCAATTGTTGGTAAATCAAAAAATGGCAACAGAAATAAATGGGCAAATATTGCTTGGCAAAAACCAGAGTTCCCTTTAATTAAAGATGGTTTGTTTAAAGATCAAATACAATCCTATTGGAAGGACAAGCCTGTTCGTTTTGCTTATATGAATAATTGCGTTGGGTGTTTTCATAGAAATGAAATACTTTTGAAGCATATGAGTCAAAGACATCCAAACAAATATCAATGGTTTGTAGATGCCGAACACAATTGTGGATATGGTCAAATCACTTTTAAAAACGGTACAAGCTATGAAAAAATAAGAAATTCATTAGAGCAGCTTGATCTTTTTGACGATGACTTTAATGACTGCGACAGCGGTTATTGTGGACTATGATAAACCAAATAATATGAATGATATAAACATTTTAAAAGCACATATTGATATAAAGACAACCATATTGAGATTTCAA